AATCTGCGCCGGAGTTGCAAGAAGTCGCAAGGATTGGGTTGGACTCTCCTGCTCCTGCTCCTGCACCTGCTCCTGCTCCTGCTCCTGCTCCTGCTCCTGCTCCTGCTCCTGCTCCTGCTGCCGGTCCGCAGATCTCCTCGGTCACGAAGGAAATCCCAATGGCAGCACACCTTGAGCGGGATCCGTCTGCAACTCTACAACTTAAAAATCCATACGGAGATCCAGAGTTTGTTGCTGGCATTGAAGATTCCTTCACCAAGTCACCTGGACCTGCGGAACCGGAGGGTCGTGAGGCTAAGGATCCGACAGTGGTTGCAACTCCTGCCGTAGTTGAGGAAGAAGCAGCAATAGTTCCAGCAGTGGTTCCAGCAGGAAATGAACGTGTCACACAAGAGTCACTACAGACATACTCCAAACAGGTGCAGGATGTTGTTGAAGCATACATGAACGAGGGAGGATATACCTTTTTCACAGAGGATGCTGAACTTCCATTCAAGGCGGATATTGATGCAGTTGATCTTGAAATCAAGGGCATCAATGAGCGGCTGGAGCAGATTGGTGAGGAGACAATCAAACCCTACTTTGGCAAGGAGGACACCGGGAGGAAGATCCTTGCTGCGATTGCCGCAGGAGTGGGTGCGTATGCGTCTGCAATGAGTGGGACTCCAAACTATGCACTCCAGATCCTCAACAAAGCGATTGATGATGACCTCGATAAACAGAAGCTGGAGATTGGATTCAGACGGAAAAGCCTGGAAGATCAGCGTGTTTTGTTGACAACAAAGCGTCTGGAACTCCTAAAAATGACAGAGATGCAGTTGAACAAGGCATGGAGACAGGCACAGGATACCCGCGCACAGCAGAAAATAAAAATAATGCTCACCGAGGTTTTGATGAGCAAGGACACCGAGGAGAAAAAACTGGCATCTGCACTCGCTGATGCACTCTTCAAGCAATACACCAAGCAACAGGAGGGTCTGGTTCCCAACATGGGAGAGTCTGCGGGGATGGATGGAGTGTCGAGACTGACCGGGCAGGCGAGGAAAATGGCAATCGAGAGTGCGATGGATTTTAATGTGATCTACGGTGAAGCACAGCGGACTGTGGCAGAACTGCTGGACATGACCAGGAAGGACAAACTGGCGACAATGAGTACGGAAGCACTCTCCGCAACTCGGTCGAAGTTTGTCACGGGCATTGAATCGCTTAAACTGCTTGCTGCGAAAAAGATCTATAAGTTTGGTGCTGCGTTGACAAAAAACGAGGAAGCGATGCTGACAAATATCATTGCCGATGCCGGACGTACTAATATCGCCCTGAATGTCACTGCGACACGTCTCAATAATTTCTTGTCCATCTTGGAGAACCAGCGCAAATCCATTCGTGATGGAGGAGGATTCATCTCCATTGGAAAAGGAGGCTCCGCGAATAGGACAGTATCCACCGGCGGCTCGTCACTACCTGCTCTACCTACATTGGAAAAAGGGACTTCAAAGGAGTAAATGGCTCGCCTCTATTCCTACGATCATCAAGACGCACTCATCGTTCCTGACGAGGAGGTGGACGAGAAAATCGCCTCCGGGAAGTATTCGTTCCTAGAGGGTGAACGTGTGCATGTGCTTGATGAGAAAAATCAAATTTACAACCTCCCTGCAAAGGATGCACGTCGTGCGTTAGAGTCCGGATATCGGTTTGCAACTGGACCCATTGTCGAGGAGAGGAGACTGCGGGAGTTTGTCCAATCTCGTCCATCCGAGGCCGCGATGTTTGGGTTCCTGCGGTCCATGTCCTTCTCACTCTCTGATGATCTCCTCCAGCGTGCAGGTGTGGATGAACGTGCCATCAAGATGCTCCGGGAAGAGCATCCCGGATACTCCATTGCAGGAGAGTTGGGAGGGCTTTTCACACCTGGAGGACTCACTGGTGCTGCCGCATCACTTGCAGGAAAGGTTGGATCCAAGGCAGTTGGAAAGATTCTGGGAGATCGTGCGGCAGGATTGGTTGGAAAAACCATACATGGTGCAACCAGAGGTGCCGCAGAGGGTGCGGTCATCGGCACACAGCAGTATGTCTCTCGTGCCATCCTCGACGACCCTGACCAGCGTCCACTTGCCGCACAGATGATAGGTGCCAGCGCCGGATTTGGTGGTGTTGCCGGAGGGTTGATCAGCGTCATTGGACATGCACTTTCGAAGGCATCACCTTTGCTCGGAAAGGGCAAGGACTACGCCTACTACCGTCACCTCAAAGCACGATCTCCAGAGTATGATTATGTCACGAAGCGAGGACGATACCGCGAACGTATTTACGAGATTGGAAAAAGGCTCCGGGAGTTGGACAAGCAGAAACTCACTGAAACAAATGTCAAGGAACTCGACAAACTTGTGATTGAGCTGGAGGAGAAACTGCTCCCGCATTATGGAGGAGAGATCAGCAGGATTCTGAAGGAGATTGCCAAGGCACAGAAAGACCTGGGACGAGAGGTTGCCGATGAGATGTTTGATCCTGTCACGGTCTCCGCACGAATGCGTCGGGAGATACTAGACAAGGAACTCAACTCAGGAAAGGTTTTGTCTCCAACGGCAAGACGTGGAATCAAGCAGGCAGAGCGAGAGATTGCTGCGTTTGAAGCCGCAGGTGGAAAACTTGATATGCTTGAGTCCGAGGTGCAGAAGAGGATCTACCAGAAACTTGCAAACTACAGGAAGAACACCGATCCGGAGAAGTTTGATCTCTTCCAAAAGATGGCATACATCATCCGAGAAGAATCGGAAAATGCGCTTGGACGCATGGAGAAGAAACTCGGAGACCGCCTAGGCAACAAAGCACTGCTCCAGGAGTTCAAGGAAGCAAAGAACATCTACCGGGATCTCGCAGACATTCACTACCTCTCTGCAAGTGCAACCAGACGTGCTGATGTCAATAATATATTTTCTCTGACCACCTTCTTGACTGGTGGCTCCTTTGGTGCGGCAGGTCCACTGATCTTGGGAACTGAGTCCGCAGTCACAGGTGGATTGTCTGCTGTGGGATCCTTTGCAGCAGGCGCACTAGCACGGAAGTTTCTGAAGGACAACGGCATGCTCCTGCTTGGACGAGTGGGAAATTCCATTTCAGACTATGGAAAACTCCTCAACAATGTTGGCATCACGACAGAAAGAATCAGACGTGGTGCGAACAAAGTTGTGCAGGGACTTGAGGTTGCAGGGTTATCCACCAATTATCCTGTTCCAAAGACTCCAGCAGTTGCACTTCAGCAGTTCCGCAAACAGAGGAATCAGCTCAATGAGATCATGCGAGATGAGCAATCCCTCTTTGTGAGATTGCAAGAAGCAGTTCCCGCCATCCCTACCGCAAATCCTGATCTCACTCAGTACCTGCAATCAACGATTGTTCGCGGGTTGACATTTCTCTACGAGAATATTCCTACGGATCCGAATGCAGGGCATAGTGTCGTCTTCGATCCAGATAAATATAATCCATCAAACCAGCAGTTGATGGACTGGCAGGCATACAACGAAATAATCAACTCACCACTCGCAATACTCCGGCACATCTCCCGCGGATCACTGACTCCTGAACATGTCCGGACTTTGTCACAGGTGTATCCAGATCTGTATCGTTATATGCAGGATGCACTGCTCAAGGCAATGGCAGTTCGTAGTCCAAAGATCAGACTTCCACAGGAGGTCTCCTTGAGTACCTTCGTGCAACAACCAATCGGTGCAGGGATGGCACACATCTCAGGGTTTCAGCAGACCTTCCGGCAACCAGAGGGTCAGGGTCTCCAGCGACGCACAAATAAGGTGCAGGATCTGGACAGGTTGATCAAAACACCAATGCAGGGAGTCGCATGAGAATAAACCTTATGGTGGTCCTCACTCTGTTGTGGTGCAGTACCACCTCCGGGAACACGATTTTGCTTGCCGAGGAACATCGAGACCTCACTTACTCCAGAGTGCCTGTGATCGAACCACAGAGTGGAGAAACCGCCGACCAGATTGCAGAGATCCTCCTCTCCCAGGGAGTTGCAGGAATCGGACTGATTGTCCTTGGATGGTGGATTAAAACAACAACTCAGGAAGCACGGGCGGACCGGATACGAATTGAGGAACGTGTCTTCGACCTCGTGGAAAAGACCAACTCCCATCTAGCCGAGCAGCGTGCCGAACTCGAAAACATCTCAAGAGAACTTGAACGATTACGAGGATAGTGGATTCAGCCTGAATCGGGTGCGTTTGTATGTACGATTTGCACTCGCATTCTTGGTTCTCTCCATCTTCAGCGTTTTGCTGTTGTTGGTGTTTTTCCAAAAGATCGACCCTGCGATGGAAACTGTTGCGGCGACCATGCTCGGCGGACTCATCAGTGTCGTCCATGCCGTGATCTCCTATTTTTTCGATAGCACCGAACATAACGACGATAAAGAGACCCGAAGAATTGAAACAAATGGAATGAAATGAGCGCGAAAATAGTATCCCAGGTATTCCAGAAACTGACCACGAAACGATTTGTCGCAGAATTTATCCTCACTATCCTCGAACACCTCGCGCAGCAGACCGAATCGAAGGTCGATAACGAACTCGTCCAGGTGTGTCGAAAGGCTCTTCTGCTCGAAGAGGATACAAAGGCGTGAACTTCTGCTTGCGACACCATTGCTTTTCGGAATATATTATATGAATAAATATCTGACAAAAAACTTCACGGTCGATGAGTTCAAGTGCCGTGGAACAGGACGATGTGAGATGGATCCTGCGTTTCTTGAGAAGCTCCAGTTGATCCGTGAGGACTTTGGAAAACCACTCTATCCCAGTAGTGGATTTCGAGCGCCTGAGTACAATAACACAGTGTCAAAAACCGGGTATCATGGACCGCATACGACGGGTCACGCGGCTGATTTATTGATCTCCGGAAGTGAAGCAGTACGTCTGATGGAGATTGCACTACGTCATGGAATCACCGGAATCGGAGTTTCGCAAAAAGGTCCGCATGCAAAGCGTTTCCTCCATTTTGACGACCTCACTGAAAACCGTCCGTGGACGTGGAGCTACTGATGCCATTCAAATCAAAGAAACAACGTAGTTATCTGGCAATCAATAAGCCGAAGATCTACAAGCGCTGGAAGGCGAAACATGGAACTAAAATACGGAAGAAGAAATGACTGGACTTGAAACTCTTATTGCAAAAGAACTCGTGCAATTCGCTGCAAAAGCAATCTGGGATCTTGTCAATTCAGATGATAATAATCTCAAAGCAGAGC